GCGGATTTGCAGGTTGCGGCACTGAACAGTTTCCACTTGGCGGCGGACCAGGCTACCCGTGTGGCGGATGTTCTCGCAAACACCGCAAACAACACTGCCACGACTGTGACTGATCTGGGTGAGGCCCTGAAAATGGCGGCACCCACCGCCGCAACCCTTGGGGTTTCCTTAGAAGACACTAATACATACATCGGTCTTTTCGCTAACCAAGGCGTCAAAGGCACCATGGCAGGTACCGCCATGCGGTCCGCTTTGCTGTCTCTCACATCACCATCTAAGCAAGCCGCAAAAGCCCTAGAAAACATGGGCATTCAGGCATTTGACGCCGATGGCAAGTTTGTTGGCCTGAGAGAAATCACAATACAGTTGCATGATGCGCAAGAACGCATGGGTGAATCCGCGTTCCTTGCCGAAGCATCAACCGCATTCGGGCGCGAAGCCGTGTCATTCGCCACCACCGCGGCCAGTAGCGGGGTAGAGGCGTTTGATAACCTACGTGGAAAAATGGATGCGGTTGGTACCGCTGGTGAAACCGCGGGGGCGAAGCTTGGCGGTTTGAATGGCGCCATGGAACGCTGGGATAACGCCTTGTCAGACGCCAAATTACGCATCTATGAGGTAATCGCCCCGCATCTTGAAGTGTGGATGGATCAATTAGGAAAATCTGTTGGTAGCGTTGCCGAGGCGTTCTCTAAAACTGTTGAATGGATTCGCCAACACAACGAACTGGTGGGCACTATCGCCGCTATGATTGGTGGCGTGATTGGTGCTTACACCACACTGAAAGCGGTTCAGGCCGGGGTGTGGGCTGTTGGTGCTATCAGGAATTTCATGGTTTTACTTCAGGCGATGCCTGCCCTGCTAGCCGCACAGCGGGCCGGAACCTTGGCGGCCACAGCCGCTAACCTGGGGTTGACTGGCAGTTTCACAGGGTTGAACGCGGTCATGGCCATGAACCCGTTTATTGCATTGGGCTTGGCTATTGCCGCCGTGGTTGCCGGCCTGGTGTATTTTTTCACCCAAACCGAAACCGGTAAACGCCTTTGGGGTGAGTTCACAGACTTTCTTAAGAATGCTTGGGAAGGCGTCAAGGAAGGCTTGGCCAATATTGGGCAGTGGTTTAGTGAGAAATGGCAGGCCGCCACCGAAGGCCTATCCTCACTAAAAGACAAGGTCACCAACACTTTCAACGAACTAGCGGGGCCTGTGAAAGACTTTGCTGGCAATGTTGGTACGTGGCTGAGTGAGGGTTGGGAAAACCTCAAAACCGGGGCTGGTGTGTTCAAGGACATCATCGGGGACGCCATTAGCAAAGGCTGGGAAAATGTTAAGGATATTTTCAGTGCCAGCATCGACACCGTGAAAGAAGTGTTTTCCGGCTTCTTCGTAGCCCTGGTGGACATTGTTACCGGTAACTGGGAGGATGTGCCCAAAGCGTTTGGCCGCATGTGGGACCACATTAAGGAAATTTGGGGCGAGGCCGGGGAGAACATTAAGAACCGGTTTAACGATTTTGCGGAGAACGTGAAGGGCAAGCTGGGGGCATTCAAAGACGCGGCTGTGAATAAGATTAAGAACATGTGGGGGGATATTGTTCAAGGCTTCCATGCTGGTGTGGCTAAGGTGATTATCACGGTCACGGGCTGGAAGAATCAGTTCTTAACGCATCTTGCGGAGATGATTAGCAAGGGTTTGAAGTTTGCTTCGGAGTTCCCGGAGAAGCTTAAGAATTTCTTCGCTAAGGCTGGTGCTTGGCTGGTCAATGCGGGTATCAATATTTTCACGGGTTTGCTTAATGGCCTGCGTGAGGGTTTCGCTAAGGTGATGAACTGGCTGGATGAGAAGGTTTCCGCTATCCAGGACAAAGTTTCCAGTGTAGCATCTTCGGCGTTTAGTATCAACACTGAGGGGTCGCGTCACGCTAATGGGGGTATTGTTGGGTATGCCCGTGGCGGTTTAGCTTTTGCTAAGGGTGGTGAGAATCACACTGCGACGATTGCAGCACCCGGGGAGTGGCGCGTGTGGGCTGAACCGGAAACCGGTGGTGAGGCGTATATTCCGTTGGCGCCTGCTAAGCGGGCACGGTCTACCGCTATCCTGAGTAGGGTTGCTGATATTTTCGGCATGCGGTTGCAGGACAAGGCCACTGGCATGCCTGTGCAACCTACTTACACCGGGAATATTTATGGGGGCCAAAAGTTTGCCGAGGGTGGTGTTACCGGCCGTGACCTGGTAAGGTTTGCCCAGGGCTATTCTGTGAAGGGCTATCAGGCTTCCCGCCCGCTTGAGGGGGCACCGTATGTGTGGGGTGGTTCGAACTGGGGCGACTGTTCCGGCGCGATGAGCGCTTTCGCTGCCCTGGCTGCTGGCATAAACCCATTCCCCCGGAAGTTTGCTACCGGGAATCAGGGCGACTGGGGCGCTTCTCATGGTTTCCACAGGGGTGTTGGTGGCGCTAACACGTTCACCATGTGGTGGTTCAATGGCGGCCCGTGGGGTGGGCACACTGTTGGTAAAATCGACTATGGTTCCGGTAGTGTGTTTGTTGAAATGGGTGGCCAGCGGGGTAATGGCCAACTGGGGGGCATGGCCGGCGCTAACCTGTCCCAGTTCACTGATGCAATGTTTATTAGGTTGCGTGGTGGCGGCCCACAGTATTCTGCTGAAAAGTTCGAGGAAACCCTAGACCGTTTCGACGGCCTGCCTGGTAAGATTGATGGGATTACTTATAGCCCGGATGAGGGTGGTTTTACCCTGGATTCGGGTGTGGCTACGACACGTAGTAGTGATTCTACGGGTAGCGGTACCCCCGGCTGGGGGTCGGCTGCTGAGCTGCATAAGGCTTTGGCGAAGTTTTATGGCTTACAGGAAACTAAGAAGGGCACTGCGCTTACTGGTAGTGGCAACGAGTACACGGGTAGTGGGGTTGCTGGACCCAAAGAATTGGGTGACCCGCTCACCCTTGATCCCGATAAGGATGTTCCGTATGGGCAGAAGGGTAAGAAACATGGCGGCTGGGGCCATGATTATTTCGTTCACGAAATTTCCCGGCGCGCAAAAGATTACTCACTTTCTTCTAAGGGTGCGATGATTGGTGTTGCCACGGCCCTTGTTGAGTCTGGCGACCCCCTGAAAATGTTTGCAAACGCTAAGGTTCCAGGGTCGCTAGCCTTCAGGCATGATGCCGTGGGGTCGGATCATGACAGTGTTGGCTTGTTCCAGCAACGCCAAGCCGGGTGGGGCACCCTTGCCGAACGCATGGACCCCTACAAATCCGCTGGCCTGTTCTATAAGGCCATGCTATCGAAGTTCCCGGGGTGGGAGGCAATGTCACCGGGCGCTGTGGCGCAGGGTGTGCAGGTGTCCGCTTTCCCAACACGGTACGCAACGAAAATGGATCGGGCGTTATCCCTGGTCAAGGGTACTGGTTTGTATGATAATGGTGGTTGGTTGCCGTCTGGTGGTATGGCGGTGAACCTTTCGGGCAAGCCGGAGCGCGTGTTGACGCATCAAGAGTTTTTGGGCCTTGACCATTTGGCTAACTCGATTGATAGTTTGGTCAGTAAAATGGAGCCCATTGTTGAACGCATCGGTTCACAGTGGGAGGAACGCCGTGCTGACTATGAGGGCGATTTTCTGGGGTCCGCGCAGATTGTTCAGGATGCTGAGCAGGGTTTGGCTGAGACCCGGCGCCAAGTGGTGGATAACACGAAGGCGGAGAAGGAAGCCTTAGAAGAGGTTGAGAAAGCCCGCAAGGAATATCAGGAAGCCGAGGCGAAGGGTGCGAAAGTTTCCACGGCGTCGGCTAGGAAGATTCAGGATGCTGAAACGGCACTTGCCCGTGCACGATCCTCGAAGGCTAAGAATAAGGCTGAGAAGATTGCTGATGCGGAGAAGCGTCTGGCCAGGGCACGTGAGGACGCCGCGGCTTCGATTGATAAATCCGATAATAAGAATGCTGAGGAACAGAAGAAAAAGCTTGAGGCTTTGAACAAGGCTGAGGATAAGCTTGCTAAGGTTCGTAAGCAAAACGGTGACGCCCTGAAGCAGATCGAGGTTGCGGAACGCACGGTGATGGCGGCACGTATCCAGGCGGTGCGTGACCTCATCACAGCGGCACAGACTGAACTCACCACCATGATTGGGGCGTTTGCCCTGGTAGCGGGGGTTGTTTCCGAAGCTCACGACACGGTGCAGAAGACCCGGAAGGAAGTTCGTAAGCTCAAATATGATCTGACGCAGGCGATGTTTACCGCAACGCAGGCGGCCATCAACCTGAGGAATGCGGAGTTCAACCTTGCGCAAACCCGCGCAAACGGGATGCTGAATCAGGCGAAAGCGCTTGAAGCATTGGATAAGGCAAGGCTTGAGGCGAACAAGCAAATGTACGACCAATTCGGTTTCGCTATTGATCGTTACATTGAGAAGGGCACTGGGGCTTGGGGTACGGTGGCTGGTGAGGCGCAGCGTCGCACGAATCAGGTGCGTGCTGCGGAGTGGGAGCTTCGCCGTGTACAAGCTGAGAATGCTCTTCAGCAGCACACTGCTATGATGCAGGCGAAGGATGCGGCTTTTGCGGCTGCTGAGGCTACTTTGAATCAGGCTAAGGCTGCTGAGCTGCTGAAACTGTCTACGCAAAAGTTGCAGGTGCAGGCGGCTAAGCTGTATGGGCTTGACACCCCGGGCCTTTCTGGGGCGCAGAAGGGTTTGCAGGGGTTGCAGAAGGGCGCAAGCGGCCTGATGGGTGTGCTAGGCGGCTTGGTATCGGCTGGCCTTGGCTTCTACACTGGTAACATCGCTACCGGTGTAGGTGGTGCTCTGACTGCGATTAAGAGCATTGGTGATATTTTCACAGGGTTTCATGCGCTCAAGGCCAATAAGGATGAGACTGGTAAGGTTTTCAAGGGCTTGTCGCTTGGTAAGAAACTTTCTTTGGGTTTGGCCACGCTGCTTGGCGGTGCGGCTGCCGCGGGTGGTGCTGTTGCGGGCGTGAACGGTTATGGTGTTGACGCGGCTACTGGCGGGGCGAAGGTCGGTTCCGAGATCATTAACTCGGCTTTCGGTACGATTGCTGAGAATATGAAGACCGACATGGAGCGCTTGAACTTGGAGTTTCAGCGCCGTCAGGAAGCGTTGCAGAATGATTATGCAACACGTTTGCAAAACATTCAGAACGAACGCGAGTACAATAAAACCGCCGGTGAGCTGCGCAAATCGGAGCTGAGTAAACTTGTTGAGCTTGCAAGCATCAATAAGCAAATTCAGGAAGCCACGTCGAAGGAAACCGTTGATGCGTTGAAGCATCTGGCTGAGGTGACGGAGCAGCAGCGCAATTCTGAGCTGCGTTTGCATAAGGATACGATTCGTGATTTGCGTTTGGCGTTGCGCCAGTCGGGTGCGGAGGCTGAGCATGCGGCGGCGGAGTCGGAGCGTGTGGGCAATAAGCGCGCTACTGTGACTGTGAATTTGCCTTCGGATAAAACCGCCTACAGCGCCGATGAGGTCAAGGCCCTTTTGGAGCAGATCAGTAAATCGCAGGCGGATTTGGATTTGCGTGTGCGTGAGATTGAGGATGAGAAGAAGCCGAACGCTTGGGATTATCAGCGGTCTTTGCGAAAGGTGAACTGATTGTGATTTAGACCACTCGCTAGTTTGCCCCGTAATGCCCTAACGGGATTGGGGTGGGGTGATTGTTCATTCTTGATAGTTGCCCCGGCTATCGCCCCGCTAGGCGCCTTAAACAGCGTTTGCCCTGGTGGGCAATACTACTACAGTTTAGGCATAAGAAAAACACCCCCTAATATTTGGGGGTGTTTTTACGATGCGAGAAGAGGGGAGAGAATACTTTTATTTATCTTCCTTCAGGGCCTCCTTAATCCGCTCGATTAGGGTAGCTTCTTTGATGTAGAAGCGGGCGCGGTCATTGATCTTCACATGCACCTCACCATCGGAGTCGATCCAGGCTTTCATGGCTTTCAAAGATTTGCCTGTGTTGTTGCTCACTTTTTCGCCGTCTAGTTCTGCGTAGCAGATGTTGCCGGTGCCGTAGTAGCTGAGTTCAACCCCCACGGCTTCCAGCCAGTTGTTGAGGTAGATGCGGGTTTCCCCGGTGGTGGGGTGCACCCATTCTTTTCCGGTGATGCCGTTGGGGTAGGTTGTGATGTTGGTCATGGTGTCCTCCTTGGACTTCAGGCCCCAACTCTCTTGGCTGGGCTTTTTGTTTCAACCTGATGCTTTTAATTATACACGCCCTGACCCACGTGTCAAACCGTGCCCGTGTGATGCTGAACACGTTTTGTTGTAGCATGCTATAATGGTTTAGTTTTGACCCCTAACATTTGGAGGTAGCATGCTATCGGCATCTCTTGGTTCCTTAGGTTTTATTAAGCCTGATCTTGAACACATGAAAAACAATCCAGATAACAGCAACTGGGTGTACCGTGACTATGCCCTGGTTGAGGATAGTGTCCAGGGCATGGTTGGTGAGTTTGAGGACACTGTGCAAACCCCCGTGAACGGCATGGGGCAGGTGTATAAAGGGCACCGTATTAAGCCGTTCACCGGGGAGTTTACTCTATCTGTCACCCCCGGCCCCGCCAAAACCGGGGAAGCAAGTTTGTATAACTCTTTCTTAAGGTTGCAGAATGAAGTGCAGCCAGGTAAGACTTTCATTTTCAACGTGCATAACGCACCATTCACCTCCTACGGGCAAGGCCAGGACAAGTTCTACAATGCAACCTATAGTGCCCGTTTGCGCACCACCCGTTCACTAGCATGGCCGAACCCTGACCCGCAAGATTTTGACCAGGATAACATTAAGGTTGTTGTGCCCGTGATCTGCGATGATGGTTTTTGGTTCCAGGCCAAAAGCGTCTACCCCAAATTGCAAAATGGGGTGCAGGTGGCAAGTTTCCAGCGCAAGTCAAACATTCCTTCCGGTTTTAAGGTGACTCTCAGGTTTAAACGGAATGAAACCACCAGCCTTAAGGGTGTGTGGAGGGGCACCGGCATAGATTTTCTTAACCTAAACTTAGAAGCGGGCGACTTCGAGGGGCTTGTTTACATCAATTTTGATCTTGGCGAGGCCCCCGTAGTCCGTCGCGTCAGCGATAGTAAGGTGGTTAAATCCCTCACTGACCAGCTGAAACCACAGGATTATGCACATTTGCAGTCCCCTGCCGGTGATGTGGTGCGTTTCACAAGCAATTTCGATTATAGGATCGATTACGAGGAACGCCACCTGGTGCCATGGGGCGGGGACGAAAGCTAAGAAATGGTTGAGGCAGTGACCACCATGGAGGGGTGGAAAAAATGGTTAGCCCTGCGAGCTAATGTGATTAAGCAAAAGGGCGTGTATGTTTGCATGTGCAACGGCAGCGGGCAACCCGTGATTGAGCTGGACAATTACACTGATCTTTCCTATAATTTCCAGCACAACCAACCCGGTACCGCTAGCGTGACCATCGGTGTTGATTTGGAGTATTCGGAGCGGGGCTTCTTCGCACCCCCACCAGGCACCGAGCATGATATCCAAATTTTTGGTGAGCTAATACACGACCATTTAAAGATGCTGCTTATTGATACGGGGGATGTGCGCTGGTTCGGGAAGATCAAAATGGCGAAGTTCGCCACCCAAAACAATAGGTTCAATTCGGTCACAATTGAGGCTTTGGAATACCTGGATGTGTTGGGTGAAATGCCCGCCGTTTCGGACCGTAAAGCCTGGTCAGAGACTAAGAATGAAAAGATTAAAGACAACATTCACACACTGAAATCCCCCCGTGAATACACTCTGAAACTTTTCAGGGCGGGCAACCAGGTGGACGGGTTCACCGTGATAGGTAAGGCCGATGAGACGATCGCTAAACTAATCCAAGAAAACGCTTCCCTCATCTACCGGACCGAGGGGTACACCGGGCCACCATTCCTTTGCCGTAAGGTGGAAACCGGGTTGGACTCACCCGAGATCACCATCACCCTGGCGGAGGATACAATGGCTAACACTATCAAAGACACCCTAGAGTTCGCTAGCATTAACCTGTTTCTAAGGGTAGCATACCCGTGTGAAACACTGGACGCTAGCGTGTGGGGCAGGACACAGGTGGGAACAGTTTTCCCAGTGCCATACATTTTTGTTGCACAGGGGGAGGAAGCTAAAAATGCCTAAGGTGAATAAAATTGTTACACCTAATAGTATGGAGTTTGTTGTCACCTACCCCACGGCTACACGCCTGTACGGGGCATGGTCGGTCACCTACCCCGATGGAGCATCGTTGTCGGAGGACCAGCGGAAACGTTCCGTCTATGTGTATCCGCTTAAGAATGATTTGGGTGACGGCTTGTTTATTCAGGCTTTTCTTAAGTCGGATATTAGTATTAATATTCCGGCGGGGATAACGGATATTGCGCAGGTGATTGATGGGGGGGAGAAAGCTAATGAGATGACCACTACTTTCACCCGGGATATTGAGGGCCTAGAAGTGGGTACCGCTGCCGACGTTTCCCCTGGTGATGTGGTTGATGTGATGGTGGGCCCTGGAATGTTTCGTGAGGCAAAAGTGTCCGGTATCGAGTTTGTGGCCACCCCCACGGGTATAGTGCGAAAGATTAAAATTTCTAAGGACATTCTTAACCGCAACGAAAAGCTACTAAAACACCAATCCGACACGTGGCTGCGCATCGTTGATGAGCGGAAACGCGCGGGGGCCAACCTAACCGCCCTGGAAGCGTACATGAAATCAAAATTTGGGGTTGACCTGGTGTACGATTTTGAATTCAAGCACCCCAATATGGGGTCAATGGATACGAAATATGAGGTGGTTATCGACCCCAACGGCAAAATTGGTGACCAGCCCACGCTTACTGTGGATTGCAAAGCTAAGAAAAAGCACCCACGGGGCAGGATGATAGTGGTGCTACAGGATGCTGACACGGGGGAAACCTACACCAACCGGGGGCTTTCGCTACGGTCCGACGAGTTTTGGACATGCTTCGCCACCGGGTGGGCTGGCGACCCCCACAATATTAAGAATGGTAGGTGCTACCTATTTTTTAAGGTGACGGATGACTAGATTAGGGGTGATGTGATTGTCAACGATTATTGACTATTCGGCTGGCGTGCCGAACGCTAGTGATGTTAAAAACGCTGGCCATGTGGGTGCTGTGCGGTATGTTTCCCAGCCGCGGGAGGCATGGATGCGGGGCAAGCCTATACTTAAAAACGAGCTTGACGACTTTTACCGCAACGGCCTTTCAATAGCTTTCGTGTATCAGTACGGGAAAGAACACGACTCGGATATTAAGCGCGGCTACGCGGGCGGCGTGTCGGATGCTACCGCGGTTTTGCAGCATTTGCAAAGCCTAGGGCGGGGCGACGCTCCATGCTTCTTTGCTGTGGATTATAATATTTCTCTCAGTGAATGGAACGATTTTTGGGTTGAATATTTCCGTGGGGTGAATGATATCCTCGGGGTTGCGCGCACTGGAATATATGGGCATTCGCGTGTAATATCGTGGGCTGTTGAGGATGGTGTGATTGCCGATTGTGGCGAGGGGCATTTCTTGGCTTGGCAGACGGCGGCATGGAGTGGGGGCGAGCTAGCCACCGAGGCAGTGCTGTTCCAGAAAATTGGGACGGTGACGGTGGGTGGTGTGCAGTGTGATGTTAACGAAATCCTATGGCATGAGTGGGGGCAAACCAACGCTAGCGGTACCCCACACACGCAACTGACGCAACCCATGACCGAAGAAATGCCAGAGGACACCAGCACTGATATTATGCCGATACAACCCAACCCCAACCACTACGGTGACCCCTTGTTCATGCCCGACGTGCTGCGCGCTTTCGGCGTTGACGTGCAAGAACTTGATGGTTGGCGTGAGTGGGGAATGGGTGACTTCACGAAGATTTGGGGTGTGGCGGTGCACCACACTGGGGCTAATAATACTTCCGCGGAATATATTGCGCGGAACCCTGGCTTGGAGAATGGTCTTTCTTCTCAGATTCATTTAAGCCGTACACCCCCTTACACTGCTACGATTTGTGGGGCTGGTGTGGCGTGGCATTTGGGTCGGGGATCATACCCCGGCTTGCCGACCGATAACGCTAACCCATATATGATTGGTATTGAACCCCAGTCGGATGGGGTGTCCCCGTGGCCGGATAACATGCTGGATACTTACCACCGTATCGTGGCCGCGTTGTTGTGGTATTTGGGTTTGGATTCCAGCCGGTGCATAGCGCATTGGGAGTACTCATATTATGCGCAGGGCAAGTGGGACCCCGGCGCGGGCGATGGTGTCCCGGGCCACATGATGGACATGGACGAGTTCCGTGCAAATGTTCAGAAATATATTGATAACCCACCTTTTGGGAAAGGGGAGCTTATGGGTGTTTTAGACGCACGCTTTAAATCGCGTGTGCCTGGTAGTGATTGGGAAGGCACTTTGCGTGACTTCATCATCAACACCAACGCGCACGCTTACATGGGCATGGAGTCTGCCCAGCGTAATGGGGATAAGCTGGATAAGCTTATTGAACTCACAGAAAAGCAGAATGATCTTCTGCAAAATATTGTCAACCGGATTCGGTAAGGAAGGGGAAGCTTATGGCTTTCAATAATCAAACCGCGGACGTGCTCAACCAGGCTTTGCGCAGCATTGCTGCTAAGCAATCCTTAAGTAAGCGCAAGGCCAACACGGTGACCGCGGCTTTCGGTAGCGCCCTGCTGATTGTGGCGGTGGTGCTGACCGGTGTGTTTGCGCACCACACTAACCTACCCGCCTACACGGAGCAGATCGTCCCCATCATTCTTAGTATCCTCACAGTGTTGGGTGTGTCTCGCACCCCTAACGGCGTGACTGATAGTGTGGTGGACAAAATCAATGATGAGCTGTTCAACATCATTGATGATACGGAGGCGGGTAAGTCCCATAATCGGGTTGTTGCACCCGCGGTGATTGAGGCCCCGGAAAAGTAGTATTTGAGCAGTAATGATTGCCCCAACCTATTTCTATTTTGGGTTGGGGCTTTTTATAATACCCGAAAGGTAGAACATATGATAGCCGAGTTAACGGCGTTAAGCGCAGCCCTAGCCACCGCAGTCACCGCACTGATAGCAGCATGGATGAAAGCAAAAACCGATAACCAGAACCTTAGGAAAAGCGAAATCGAACGCATGGATCAACGCATCACCAGCCTATCAGACCAGGTAAACATATTGGAGAAACGCATTGATGAGGAACGCGACCGCAGGCACGCTATCGAGGATATAGCATCACGCTTGCACAGGGCTTTGGAGCGTGCCATAAGCGTGATAGATAGGCTGCTTAGTATACATAGGGCGAATGATATACCCGATGATGAGCTGATAAATGTGCAGGTGAAACAGCTTCGCCAAATCAACAGCACCCTAGACGCCGACCAATAACATCACGGTGACGTTAATGGCGCATATGAAAACACCCCCGGTTTTAACGCCGGGGGCTTTACTTGTTGCTTACTGGTAGAAAAATTCGGCTTCCGCTTTGAACCTCCTGAATGCCTCATTGTGGGGGTGGTTGATGGTGCCGTCCAAAACCAGGTTCACAAACCGCATGCCCGTTTCCACCAAGCTACCAATAAGCTTATCGTCACGGGGCACGGTCATGGTGGTGATCCTACCGGGGTGGAAACCATCGAACGATTCCAAACGTTCCTCAACCACGAACAAACACTTTTCCGCATCGGTAATAAGCATTTCCCATTGGCATTGACGCATGTAATTCTTCGGCATGTGCGCCACATCATCAAAGAAACGCTTCGTGCCAGCGGTTTTAATCTGCACCGTAGCATTCTTGCCGGGAATCAAGCCGTCGGGTGTGGCAGCAAACAGTGGGTGGGTTGTGGACACTAGAAGGTTTGTGTTATGTTCAACCGGAATCCACGCCTCCAATAGTTTTCCCACAATAACCGGTTCCCGAATGTTGCCCCACTCCGTGTATTCGTTCCCCCGGAAGGGGGGCACATCGCCCCATTTTTCCTCACCGAGGTTCACCATGGCCTTGACAGCCTTCGGGCCGAGCTTGCCCATTTCGCTAGCGGTCAAGTATGATTTTCTTAGCTTTAACCAAGCCGCCCGGCTTTCGTGACTTAATGACGAATATCTCACAATCTCTCCCTAGACCATCTTTGCAGGGTTTTCCGTAAACACTGAACTGCTTGGCGTACCACCGCAGACTGCAGCCGTCCGACATGTGCAACCTGTGGAATCTTGCGAGTTCATCAGCGGCATACACCATGCTGTCAAGAATCATTTTATTCTCTTCAACCGTCATGGACTTAGGCTTTGTTAAGAGTTTCATTAGCTCATTATCCACACCATACACCCGTGACACGTGTGCCCAACCATCACGGCTATAAAAACCGGAAAGCATACGGGTGGCGTGGTGCCGTAAAACCTTATCGTACCAAACAATCTTATCACGGAGCAGCATAGGTCACCTGCGAATATCCCAAAGAAACACGACAGCAACAATCATTCCGCAAACCAGTGCAACAATCTCAGAGACTAACATGCCGTACCCCTGAATCCTCGCAGTCCCTAAAATCAATTTTAGGGCAGTCTAAGAAAAACCCGCCAGACAGAGCACTATTATACCTACAGGTGCTGATATGGTAGCCGGGGGAGATGAAACCGTCATCACCTAGCGGGGTTTGCCTCCTGACTTCGGCAAGCAGTTTTTCGTAATCAAGCCCATACTTTTTGCAATACTTTTGCACGGTTTCAAAAATCCAGGAATGCATTCCGCGGATCGTACTATATTCTGGGGGTTTTGGCCTACACGCATCAAAGAGTGAATTTTGCTCAACCGCTACAGCCAGCAGCGGGGCCAATGTCTCACAGGCGAAATCATGTGTAAACTTCCGGTTGTGCATAGTATCCCTTTCCCAATCTCGCCGTGTCATTAAATTGCGGATCACATCATTGTAGTCTCTCCTTTCAAGGTGGCCTTCTACTGCGAATATGAAAGTGTTCACATAGGCCTCTAGGCCCGAGTGCCGAAGGTTGCTGTTTGCCTTCCTGAAAAAGTTAATCATTTTCACCACACATCATTGCCACGATTCTTCCTTTCTGAAAATGTTACCCCGAATAGTGTTGCCTGCCCTGGCCCCAAACCCCACCCCCATAATAGGGGGCTAACCGTTAAACTTCTTCTTTCTCTTCCTCGGCTTCGTCTTCAGCACGCCAATCGGCGATTTGCTTCTCCCACCCTTTCACGAACGGCTCGAACAAACGTTCACGCCAACCTGGGAAAATCTTATCCAGCAAAACCACATGGCTGCCGTGGCGGGCGGTGTCCAACCGCACATCATGCACCCGGCTATCACCCTGCGCAAACCGATCACCAAAAAGAAAGAACCGCGATTCGCCCGAACCCGTGTCGTAGCTCATATCCACCCACACCGTCGACCCGTCGGACCATTCCAACTCGTAGTAACCAGTCGCCAGCGCATCATAAACATTTTCATTATTCGCATAAAATGTTCGATTATATTCATGGACATCAACATCATCATTGATAGGCAAGCGCAGATTACGGATATCACAAGCGTCAAGCATCTGCAAAAACTTACGATGATCGACACGCACGCCCTCCTTCAGGCCTGCATAAACACCATCACCAACAACCTCCTTGGCCCCCAAATGCGTGTTCAAAGCATTTTTGGAAATGTACTTCACATCATCACCAATAATAGGGCGGATTTGTTCCTCCACCAAATCATCAAGGTGGTCAAACCACTTTTCCGGTAGTGGGAACCGGTCTTCAATATTCAGCATTTTATGCGCCTCCACCAATATTATTCTGCTTGATATGTTCCTCGAGCCGGTCACGCAACCGGTCAACCATGAACCGCCACGATGTGACCAAAATCTCATCGAAATGATCCCCGTGGGAATGGCATTCTTCACTCCAGATTAGGCGGCTGGGCTTAAAATCCTCACCAATTTGGGTGTAAATGGTGCCCCATTTATCAACCACGATATCTTGGTCGCCCCACAGGCTGTGGAAAACCGCAACCAGCATGATATCGTCGCCGTGCTGAACAGGCTCCCAATCCAAATCAAACACATTGATTTTCGCAAAACGTGACCGGAGCAGGGGTTTCACCGCTTTCACCCAATCGGGGTCGTGTCGGTCACCGCTTTCAAGGTTTGTGTCGGCAATCATTTCTGCAACACCGCGCAAATCATAATCCGAAGGCATGAACTGCCGTGGGTCACGGATCACATAATCGGCTAGGCGCCGCTCAATTTCTGGGATTGTAGCCATAATATTATCCTCACTTTTCCGGTTCGGGGGCAACCAGTGGCCACCCCCGTTCCGAAAATCATTTTTTAGTAGTCGAGTGTGCCGTCAGGGTCGAGGGCTTCCAGCATCATTTTCGCATGCTCAACGGTCGCGTCGGTGTAGTCTTCTGGGTACTCCACAATCGTGCTGAACACTTGCGCAGCGGCGATTTTCACGCATTCCTCAGCTTTGGGGAACAGGCGAATCAAATCTCGCATTTCCTCATCGCCCGGCTTGGTGGACACAAGCCACTCATAGCGGACATACTCGCCCCAGCGTGGGCCTTCAATCTCAACCGTGAACCGACCTGACAGCTCATCGAGGGTATCGGAGAACCCGACGCCAGTCTCAAAATCCACGGTTGCTTGAAGGCTTCCATTAACCCGCTTCTCGAACGTGCCATAGCCGTAAACCAAATTGCCGCTATCATCGCCGTACACAGGCGCGAAGCTGTAGAAGTCTTCGCCCTCAAAAACCTTACGGATCAGGCCCTCGATGGTGGCGGGTGCCTGATTTTGGTACTGTGCTTGCATGGTGGTCCTCCTTGAACCTTAGGGCACCAACCCTTTTGGTTGGTCTTTCTGTTTTACCCTATGCCCCTATTA